GGCTTCCGTCGTGACGACCGGGGTGACCGCGGTGGTGACCGTGGTGGCCGTTCGTTCGAGCGTCGTGACGACCGCGGTGGTGACCGTGGCGGCGACCGTGGTGGCCGTTCGTTCGAGCGTCGTGACGACCGTGGTGGCTTCAACCGCGACCGTGACCGCGGCGACCGTCCCGGCTTCCGCCGCGACGACCGCGGTGAGCGCGGCGAGCGCCCCGGCCACCGTGGCAGCAGCGACCGTCCGGTCAACCGCGACCGCCAGGGCGAGCGCCCCGGCTTCCGCTCCGGCGCCTCCCACGACCGCCCGTACGGCCGTCGTGACGAGCACCGCGGCGGCGGCTCCTTCGGCCGCCGCGAGGACAAGCCGCGCTGGAAGCGCAACGGCTGATCCCGGCACACCGGACTGACGTGGCAGGGCCCGTACGACACCCGTCGTGCGGGCCCTGCCGCATGCGGAGGGGACACGTCCGGGGCCCGTCGCGCCGATACCCGATCAACGACGCGCCCACGTCCCGCTATGCTCGTGGAGGCAACATCGCCTGGGGCCCTTAGCTCAATTGGCAGAGCAGTGGACTTTTAATCCATTGGTTGTGGGTTCGAGTCCCACAGGGCCCACCGGTTGGACCCCAGCTCACGCGGTAACCGAGCTGGGGTCCTGTCCGTTTTGACTCCCCGTCATGATCGCTAGCTGGCCCGCTGCTGGCCCGAAAGGTCGGCGATTGCGTGAGCGTGCGCGAGCGGGGCGAGATCAATCGCAGCAAAGGAAGGGGCGGTCACCTCACGGGGTGACCGCCCTTCCCTGCGTCCAGCGTCCTCTCCTGGGGCACCCTCCCGGGTGGCCGCAACGCCTTCGGCAGTCTGCGTGACCGCTCCTGCATCTCAGCACAAGCAAGATCACAAATAGCCTGCTGTCACCAGGCTGACACAAGATCGTCACGGCCACAGCGTGGGCAGGTGCCCGCAGATCAGCCCGAGGACGAGACCGACCGCGAGATGCTCCGCATCGGCCGGCGCATCCGTGAGGTCCGCGAGCACCAGGGCCTCACCCAGGAGCGGGTGTTCCTGGCGGTGCCGATGAACCGCGCGCACTACCAGGACATCGAGGCCGGGCGGGCGAACCCGACCCTGCGGACGCTGCTGCGGATCGCTCGTGCGATCGGTGTGCCACTGTCCGAGCTGGTGGGGTGAGCGGGCCGCCCTGTACTGCTCGCCGTCGGGCGGCCCGCTCGTCCTGCCCTGCCTCTGGAGGAGGCAGGGCAGGGGCTTGGGTGAGCGGCCCGCCCCGCGACGGGGGACGTCGGGGCGGGCCGCTCGGTCCCGCTCTCGGCACGGCCGGCGGGCTACGTGCCGGGAGCGGGGGTTAGTGGGCTACCAGCGGGGGATCTTGTGCTCGTGGCTCGGGTGCCGGCGTATCCACACATTGCAGTCGGAGACGCGCGGGGGGTCGCCCGCCTTCTTGGCGGCGTCACGCTGGCCGGCCAGATGCTGGCACGTCTTGCAGCCGGGCACGGGGTCGGGGTCGGTGAGCGGCAGGCCCAGATGCATGGGGCCGTCCATCGCGATCTGTCGCCCGGTCACGGCCTGCTCTCCCGTCGGTCCTCGAGGGCCAGGTCGCGCAGCGCGCGCCGGTCCGGGCAGCGGGCCTTGTTGCGGATGCAGCTCTGGCAGTGGCGTGCGTGCAGGAGAAAAATACGGCGCGCCTCCGTGCAGACGCACGGGGTGCAGCCGCGGGGCCAGATGCGGCCTCCCGACGTCATGCGCTCGCCGAGGTCGCGTGCCGTCTCGGCGGTGAGCAGCGTCTTGCACCACACGCAGGCGGCTCCGCGTCGCTCCGCGTCGTCCAGGCCGATGACCTGCGGCAGCGGCAGCATGGGTAAGGCGCTGGAGTCTGTCCGTGGGGTGGCGGATTGCGTACTCTCGTCCATGGCGATGCCCCTCGTAGCGTCGTCCACGCCCCCGGCCGGTTGCACGGCGCGGGGGCTTCGTATGCCCGGGACGATACTCCTAGTGCTGGGTAGTACACCCTCGTATCTGGCCCTTTACTACCGATCGCGGCCCCACCATGCCCGTGCCTACGGTGCACGCATGATCGAGTGGGAGGCTGACCGACCCCGGTGGGAGCAGATCGCCGACGTGATCCGTGCGCGGATCGCGGACGGCACGTACCCGCCCCGGACCCGCGTGCCCTCCGTGCAGCAGCTCGTCGCCGAGTACGGGGTCGCGGTCGACACTGCGCAAAAGGTTCTTGCCCGGCTCCGTGACGAGGGCACCCTGTACACGGTGCGCGGCCTCGGAAGCTTCGTCGCCGACTCCCCGCCCCAGACATGACGAAGTGCCCCCGCCCTCCCCCATGACGGGGAAGGGCGGGGGCATGCGGGATGGGGGCGAGTCGTCCCGGGCCGGCCTCCTACGCCGGGGCCGGTCCGGGGCTCACAGTCCCACGTCGTGGAGGTAGGGCCGGGCTTCGTTAGGTATCGGCTGGGGCGGCGGCGGGGGCTCCAGCCGGGACTGGCGGGCGAAGGACACCATCGTGCGCAGCCAGCCGGCCATGTACCGGATGGTGACGTCCTGGGCAGTGATGCGCTCGCGGTCCTGGTCGGCCTGCTGCCGGTCCTGCTCAGCCTCTCGTTCCAGGCGCTCGATGTGCTGGCCCAGCCGGTCGGTGACCGCGGTGAAGTCGTCGCGTCGCTCGGCGCCGCGCGGGCGGCGGGGCTGGCGGCGGCCGATGATGGCCGTCACCGCCCCACCGGCCGCGGTGACGAGGGCGACGGCGAGGGCGCTGAGCGCGGTCAGCATCTCAGGTCTCACGGGGTGGCTCCGATCGTGCCGGGGGTGGCTCGTCCCAGCCGATGGCGACCAAGCACACCGCCCCGAACGCGCCGAAGATCATTGCGACGACCCACCCTCTGGGGCTCGCGCCGAGCGGCCACCAGGACAGCAGGTACGCCATGGCCCACGGGGTGGCGATCAGCCAGATCCCGAGGAAGCCGGGCCAGTCCCGGCGCGGGGGGAGCCAGGCGCAGGCGAGCGCGATGACGCCTGCGGTGATCCAGACCCACCCCCAGAAGTCGAGCGGTCTCATCTTCAGGAGCAGCGCCAGGCCGTCTTGGTCGCCGGTCGGCTGGACGATCTGCCCGGAGCCGTAGCCCGCGGCCATGATGCCCTTGAGAGTGAGGAGCGCACCGCGGCGGCCCAGCCGGGTGCTGAGCCGCCGGGCCGCCGTGCGCATCAGACGCCCTTGGCGAGGGATGCGCTGTTGGTGACGTCGCGCCAGCGGGCAACCAGGCCCTTCACCAGGGCAAGGCCGGCGCCGACTCCTCCCGCTGCGGCGGCATGCCACATGCTGCCGTCCAGCGGCTGCGTGACGACGATGCCGCCGATGAACGCCTGCAGGCCGGTGGCGAGGACGCGCTCGAGGAGGTCGCGGCCGTAGGAGGCTGCCGTCTTCACGACGGTCTCGGTGCTGGGAAGGGACATGGTCAGGACTCCTTCTTCTCGAGCGCGGTGACGCGCTTCTCCAGAGCGGTGAGCCGCTCCTCGGTGGTGGGCGGCTTCGGCGCGGGGGCTGGGGGGTTCGGTGCGGGTGGTGTGGCCGGGCTGCGCGACCAGCTGGCCGGGTGGTCGAGGCGTTCGGCGACGCGGCGGCGGATGCCCGCCATGGAGACGCCGCGTGGGTCGACCTTCCCGGGCTGCCACTCGGCATGGCCGATGACGGAGGTGTCGCCGTCGCGGCCCCAGCCGTGCGCCCGCACCAGCGCGGCGGACGCCCGCACGATCGCCTCGACCTGAACGGACGGCCACGGGTCCTGGCCGTCGCCGAGGTTCTCGCACTCGAAGCCGTAGAAGTGCCGGTTGCCGTCGGTGTTCGACTCGTTGTCCGCCGGGAGCGAGCGTTCGGCGATGACCGCAGCGAGGACGTCGTCGTCGCCCAGGCCCGCGTGGTTGGTGCGGCCGTAGCCGACGAGGTGAACCTTGCCGTCCTTGGTGATGACGCCGTGGCACAGCGGCCCCGGCAGGCCCGAGTAGCCGGTGCGGCAGATGTCGACGGTCCGGGCGCTGCCCTGGGTGACGGTGTGGTGGATCATCACGCCGTGCACCGGGCCAAACGGTCCCTTGCTGTTGCGGTTGTGGTCGCGCCAGTCGCCGACCTCGACGACCGTGAGCCCTTCGGCCTTCAGCGCCTTGAGGAAGTCGTCTGCGGACATCGGTGGTGCCATGGGCCCTCCAGGGCATGAGAAACGCCCCGGCCTGGTGGGCGCGGGGCGTGCGGGTGTACGCGAATTCAGAAGCGCCTTATAAGGCGCAGGCTGGTGGCGTAGAGGCCGCCCCCATCGAGGGCGGATGATCCGCCCAAGTCGCCGAATGTGGGCCCGTTCGGCGTTTTCCTCGAGTTGATGAACCTCGGGTGCCCGCGGTGGTCCACACCGAGGTAAATCCCGTTGTGGTCGAACTGCCCGGCGACCGGGTCAGACTGGTCGGCGTCGAAATGCGGTACGTCGCCGATCTGCAGGTGGTCGAGGAGCGGCGCGGCGTCGGTGGCCTGCGCGACGACTATGCCGGGGCCGCTGGGCCCGATGTTCTTTGTCTCCCGGGGCAAGTTCAGGCCGTCGAAGTCGCGGCTACGAACGAGCGGGATTCTCATGTGGAACCCGTAGACCATGCGGACATAGCCGCTGCAGTCCATGGCGAGATACTCGGATGCGTTGGCGGCCATCGTCTCGCCGTTCGGGAACGTCCAGTCGCGGCCCATGAAGTCGTGGAAATCCGCGCCCTCTATTCGGGTGCCGTCCGCCGCATTCGGCCCGTACAGCGACTGCCCAGCGATCGGCGCACCCCCGAGTGCGGGGCTCTTCACGGCAGGTGCGCCGGTGATGAACATCATCGCGACGGACAGCACGTCGGGTGAGGTGTCGACTGCCCAGGCCCGGATCCGGTCGGCCAGTGACGCCGTCCACCTCCCGTCGAACGGGGTGGGCAGGACGCGGACCCAGGTGTCGTGGGTGATGACGGGAGGGTCCGGCCAGGCCCCGGAGTACAGCTGGACGTCGTGGACGCGGAAGACGAACGGCAGCGCGGTCGACCCGGTGGATGCGAGGCCGCGGACGCCGATCCGGCCCGCACCCAGCGCCGCGTCGGTGACCTGGTGCACCCAGGTGGTGGGCTCTTCGGTGCCGGCCTTCCAGGCCCGGCAGCGCAGCAGGTTGCCTACGCGCTGGGCGCGGATGTGCCAGATGTCGCCCGCTAGGTAGCCGGTGCCGACGGTGGTCAGGGCGCCCAGCGTTGTGGTGCTGCCGCCGACCTCGCGCTCGAGCACGAGTTGGACCGTGCCCGCGGTGAGCACGGAGACCCGCGCCCGGTACTGCGAGGTGGAGCTGGTGTACGCGAACGACAGCGCGAGCGAGGACGCGTTGCCGGTGGGCATCTTGTCCAGCGACCACGACAGGCGGGCGTCCAGATCGGTGACGTTGTCGATCAGGCTGGTGTGCCGGGACGAGTTCGCCGCGGTCATCCGGATGATGCCGGCGTTGCCCGCCACCGAGTAGTCGGCAGCGACACCGCCGGAGTTCGACCAGGTGCCCCCGCCTGGGGACGGGCCCCAGCCGTTGCTGGTGGTCCGGTCGAACACGTCGCGGAAGGGGCGCTTGGTCTCGGTGAAGGTCCGCTCCGCGCCGCGCACGGTGACGGTCTTCGCGCCCTTGGTGAGCATGGCGAGGAGGCCTTGAGCGTCCGAGACCTGCAGCCGGTCGGGGTTGGTGAGGACCGTCGGCCACAGATCCGGAGGCCTGCGGCCGCCGAGGGTGCCGCCGTCGGTGACAGTGATTACGGCCATGCTCAGGCTCCCTGCAGATCAATCTGAAGGGTCACGGAGGTCGGGGCGCCGGTCACGCTCCGGACCGCGAGGGAGAGGGTGTCCCCGGCGGCGACCTCCGTGCCGGTCAGGTTTGGTGCGGACAGCCACGTGTTCGCCGTGGACAGCGACAGGTCGATGGGGGCCAGGTCCACGCCGTTGCGCCGAGCGTTGACCGTGGCCCCGGTGCCTCCGACCCGATACCCGTGCAGCGCGACGACCAGGCCGTCCTTCGGGGCCCGCCACACCGGGTAGGTGTCGGGACCGGTCGGCGTCTTGATGATGATGGCCTTGCTCTGGGACACCGAATCCGAGGGCAGCACCAGGCCATTGGCGGTGATGACCCCGGTGGAGTCGACGTGGAATCCACCGACGGTCAGCGGCCCGGTGAGGGTTCCGCCTGCCTTGTCGAGCTTGCTGTCGAGCCCGGAAAGGGCGCTCTGCGCTTCGCTCAGTGCCTGCTGCGCGACCTCCCGGCCGGCCTCGTACCAGCGGACCGGGCCCCGCTGGCCGTTGTACTCGTACTCGATCTGCGGCACGTCGTCGATCTGGAACGAGCGGACCGCCCCCGGCTGGTCGCTGTCCGCCGGGTTCGCTCGCAGCTGCGCGATCGGTGTCCCGTTCATCTCGTAGAGGGCGGTGACTATCTGTCCGGTGCCCGCGACCCGCACGGTCACCGGGTAGTTGGGAACAACGGCGCCCGAGGCGGTCGTCAGGACCGCCGAGGGGTTGCCGCCATAGGTGTATCGAGGCACAGGTGCCCGCCTTTCAGACCCGCCAGTAGTAGCCGGAGATGTCCACCCACGGAGTGCCGCCGACGCCCTGGTAGCTCCAGAGGATGTCTCCGGCGACGCCGTAGGCCGAACTGGTGCCCGGAGCGAGGATCTCCAGGCGGCCGACCGCGTCCGTGGTCTCCCCGGTCAGCGAGCAGGTCCCGGGCCAGGTGCGCAGACCGGGCGGGATGCAGTCCTGGGGCACGGAGCCGAGGTTGATCGCGAAGGGGTCCGCCAGGTTGGTGCCGTCGACACGCTCGATGCGGCCCTTCAGTTCCACCCGCCGCCCGCCTTCGAGGCGCATGAGTCCGACGCTCGTGTTCCCGGCCTGGAGGCCGGGGGCGAGGGTGATGGTGCGGTCCCAGCCCGGCGCAGGCTCCCAGATCGTCGCCCAGGTGTCCGTGGTGTTGGAGATCTTCAGCCACATGCTGCCGTTGTTGGCGGTGACCAGGGTGTGGGCCGGCGCCTTGGAGAACCGGTTGGTGCGGTCGGCGAGGTCGGTGACGCTGTGCCGCAGGTGCGGGTCGATGGCCTCGGCGAACGCGGCGAAATCGGCGGGAACGGCCGGCGCCTGGCCGCCCGCGGGTACGGGCAGGTTGGCATATCCAATGGTGGCCAAGGCCCCCTCCTTCAGGTTGCGGAGAACGAGATGGTCAGCTGGCCGCCGGTGAAGGCGGCGTACTGGCTCTGGCCGTGGCCGTAGATGGCCAGGCCCCGGGCGCTGCCGGAGGCGAGCGCGGTCCGCCAGGCCGCGGGCAGGGTGGCGGTGCCCTTGGCGCCGACGGCCAGCGAGAGCAGCCCCTCGGGGCCGTCCCCCAGAGACAGCTGGCCGGACGGGGCTGAGGTGTAGTCGTGCAGGTAGAGACGCTGCCGGACCTTGCCGTTGATGCCGGCGCCGCGCTTGCGGGTGAACTTGACCGTCATGGCCTTGACGCTCTTGCCCTGGCACGCGGTGGCGATCCGTGTGCCGTAGAACCAGGCGCCACGGCGATCGCCCCGCCCGGTCCAGTCGCCCTGCGTGGGGCTTGAGGCGTAGTCGTCCGGGCGCCCGGAGCGCCAGGTCCCGGAGTCGTCCGGCGAGATCGTCACGCTCTTCGGCGCGCGCGTCGCGGGGGCTTCCGGGGAGGCCTCGGAGACCGAGGCGAGCTGCGCGTACAGGGTGCCTTTCCCCGCGGTGTCCTTCCGCGTCCACAGGGTGGATACCTGCTGCCAGCCTGCACCGGATGGCGCTGCTGTTCCCCAGGTGTAGGCGGAGATGGCGATCAGGTCCTCGGCTGCGTCCTGCGCCACCTGGACAGTGCGGTCAGTGTCCGCGTCGTCCGGGTCGTCTCCGAGCCGCCACAGCACCACCGGGACGGCGCCGCGGCGCACGGCCACCACGTCCCCGGCCCTGCGGTTGCGGTAGGCGTCCGTGCACGCGACGTCGTAGATCTCGCTGCCGCCCATCATCAGGTGCACGGTGCCGTCGTCGGTGACGTCCGTGACGGTGGCGGATACGGTCTGCAGCCCGCCGCCGGCCTTGGCGAAGGAGTCCAGTTCCTTGCCGAACTCGTCCCGGATCGCCACGTCACACCCTCCTTGTGGTGGTGCGGGTCTGACAGGTCATCGACACCCCGCCCAGCGTGTAGGGGCTGGAGTCGATCAGGTGGCGCTCCCAGATCCCGTCCTCCACCTCGACCTCCACCACGTCGCCGGGCTCCAGCGCCGGATTGCACACTGCGGTCAGGGTGAGCGAGGACTGGATGCCCAGCGAGTCGGCGAGCTGGGCGCGGGCCACGATGGTGCCCTGCGCCTTGCTGGTCACCAGGGGCGAGGTGTAGCGGCCGGTGCGCACGCGCACGCCGGGCATGCCCAGGCGCTGCGGCGCCAGAGGATCGGACACTGGGCTGGGGCCCGCGTAGGTGATCGAGGTGGGGTCGTTGTCCCACGCGTAGGCAGGACCGACCGGGGCCCCGCCGGATCCCGAGTCGCCCAGGACGGCCCACAGATTCCGCAGGTTCTCGCTGGTCTCCTCCAGCGACGGCTCGGTGGTGGCCCGGGTGCGCGGGATCCGCCACACCACCGGCTTGTCTAGAGTCGGAACCGGCGCGAAGGTGATGGTCCCGTTGGCGTCCGCATACACCTCTGCGCCGAGCGAGGTGGCGATGCCGGTGGACGTTCCCGAGGTGTCGGTGCCCCCGGACAGGGCCGCCCACCGGTCCTCGTCCACGACGAAGGCGGGCATCCTGGTCGCAGCGTCCACCCCCGCCCGCCACGAGACCGGGGCCGCGGGCAGCGCCTCCCCGATCAGGACTTCGGCGCACGCCTGCGCGGTGTCCGGGCCGACGGTACGGGCCCTGGGCAGGTCTGCGCCGCGGATGACTTCCTCCCGCCCCAGCAGGTCCAGGGACGCACCCAGCCGGGTGCGTCTGAGCCGGTCGACGACGTAGTGGCCGGCCGGGATCCACTCGATCGCCTGGCGCGACACCCCCAGGCCCTGGAACAGGCGGACCTCGCTCGTCACCGAGTTGATGCCGTTGCGTCCGCGCGGCACGTCCAGCAGTTCCACGGCCGCCGAGTAGCGGCACTCCGCGGTCCGGTCCGGCGTGACGGTGCCCGAACCGACCCGGGCTGGCTCCCATGTCTGGCCGCCGTCGTTCGACCACAGGGCGCGGACCGGGCGCCGGCAGGAGTCGAGGGCGGCCAGGGCCTGCGCGCTGATCGGGAGCATCAGCTGGCCCCGTTCGTGGCCACCGACAGGTAGGACGAGTAGGAGGCGCCCACGGCGTCGTAGGTGGCGAACTGTTCGGCGAGCCGGTCGTAGGACCAGCCCGGTGCGGCCATCGGCTGGCCGGCGGTGGCCGGCCGCTCGATGGGCACGATGTCGAAGACGACGGCGTATCCGCCCGTGATGCCGAGCTTGCCGGTCGGCGTCTCGGACACGTCGCCGGGCACGAAGTACCGGTCGGGGATGCGATACCCGGGCCGGACCTGCGCCAGGACGACACCGGATCGGATGAGCCGGCGGAACTGGTCGATGTCTTCGGCCAGGACATCCACCTTCACCGTCTCGGCGGGTGCAGCCGGGGTGTCATAGGCGACCGCGGTGTATGGGCTGCCGGAGCGGCTGGCGGTGTCCTGACGGCCTGCGCTGGTGGTGCCCTGCGGCGGCCCCAGCATCACCCGCATCGAAAGCCCCGGCTCGTCCAACGACTTCAGCCACAGGTCCTTGGCCTGCGCGGGCTCAGGGGCGGGCACGATCAGACCGAGCGAACTCGGAGCGCCCCATCTGCCGTCCTTGAACAGCGGGGTGGCCGTGTAGACCACGCCCGCCCCCAGCGGCGCCTCATGGTCGTAGGCCTGGCCCACGCCCTCGACCGCCCACGCCAGGTCAGCGGAGCGCACCGGTACCGGCGCGGCGCCCGGGTCGGTGCGGGTGATGAGCACCTTCCGGACGTCGCCGGCAGCGGCGAGCGGCGTGCCGCCGGCCGTGTAGTCGACGGCCAGCCACACACCCGCCCAGGTGGCGTCCAGGGCGGCCGTCAGCCAGCCGTCCGGGCTGGTGACGGTCGTGGGCGGGCTGATCTGAGGCGCCGCCGGGTTGACGATCATGGGCATGGTGGGCTCATCCCTTCTTCCCGGAGCGCTTGGCTCGGCGGACATCGACCAGGGCGTCATCGACCCTGTCGGAGACATAGGCGCGCAGCACGGTCCCGTCCTCGACCACCAGGTACAGCGGCCCGTCTGACAGGCCACCGGACGCACCGCCCGAGGATGCCCCGGACGTGACGGGGACAACCCCGGCGGGCACCGCGGACGCGCCCAGCCGTGCGGCAGCCGACTCGATGGAGGGCCCGGCGGCGACCATCCCGGCGACCAGTCCGGCCCCCAGGTCGGCGCCCGCCCGCTGGCCCTTGCGGGACGGGCTGCGGGCGTCGATGCCCTTCTTGGACCGGATGGCCTTGACGGCGCCCGCACCGATCTTCGCCATGGCCCTCTGGATGGACTTCTGGTCGGCCAGAAGGCCGGTCAAAAAGCCCTGAGACGCCGACTTCCCGGCGTCGTACATGGCGTCCGCCATCGTGCGGCCGTAGCTGGTCGACAGCGTGGCGCCGGTCTTCGCCATGGTGTTCAGCTGCTTGATCTGCGCCTTGTTCGCTCTGGACACCAGGTCGATGAGGGGCCCGTCCGGGCCCTGTTCCACCAGCTGGCTGATCAGGTCCTTGGACAGTCCCTTCTTGGACAGCCCTGCAACCTGCTGCTGGAAACCTTTCAGGCTGGACTGCCGGGCCTGCATGCTGCCCAGCAGGTCGGACATCGAGGTGACCTCACCCACCTGCGACAGCCCCAGGTAGTCGCTGGCCGTCTTCTTCTGGTCGGTCGCGGCCTGCCGCGCCTTGGCGATGGTCGCGGCCAGCCCGTCGCGCTGCTTGGCCATCATCTGGAGCTTGGCGGAGGCCTTGGCGACGGAGGCCGCCAGGGCCTTGCCGCCGATGCCCGCTGCCTTCAGGTCCTTCACCAGCTCCTTGGCCGCCTTGGCGATGCTCGAGGCGGAGCCGCCCAGCGACTTGGTGAACCGGGTCAGGTCGCCGGGGATGTCCTTGCGGGCCTTGGTCCTCGAGGCCGCGGTGCCCTTGGCGAAGCCCCGGGCGCCGATGCCCTCCCACATCCGCATCGAGTCGCGGTGGTTGTAGACCTCCGCGCTGCCGCTGCCGAACTTGACCAGCTCGGGGCCCTGCTCGCCCACCCAGGCGACCTCACCCGGGCGGGGCTTGCCGCCGTCGGCGTAGCCCTTGGCCGCGAACCCGTACCGGTGCGTGAACATCGAGTCGCGGTACGAGCGGGCACGCGCCCCGACCACCACGCCGTCGCCGCCGCGGGATTCCACGTTGACGCCGTTGATGGTGCCGGCGGTGTGCCCGACCCCCGCGTTGGTGATGCCGATCTGGTACGGGGAGCGCCTGTTGAGCACCCAGCCGCCCGGAGCGGTCACACCCGAGAACGCACCCGTGGCCCACCGCCGGTGCGGGGACTGGCCCCGGATGACGGACTCGATCGCGGACACGAATCCGCTGCAGTCCCACGAGGGGTTCCCGTTGCCGCCCCACTGGTAGGCCTTGCCCGCCTGCGTGCGCGCCCACGCCAGCGCCTTCTTGAAGGTGCCGCCGCCGACGCCGGCCTTCTCCATCTCCTTGTCGGCGTCGCCCGAGTAGCCCACGATCGTCTTGATCATCCGCTGCGGGATCCCGGACACCATGTCCCGATACACCGACGCCGAGCCGCTGATCTTGTCGATCAGGGGCTTCACCACGGCGTTCAGACCGGCCACGGCCGAATCCTTGATGCCGTCCTTCAGCCAGCCGACCCCGCTCTTCGCCAGGTCGACGCCCTTGGACGCGGCCGACTTCACCCAGCCGAAGATGCCGCCCTTGGCGAACCCCTCGCCCTGGAACGGACGCAGCGACTTGCCGTGCATGGCGGCCTTATTCACCGCGAGCAGGCGGGCCCGCTCGTAGGGGTCGCGCATCGCCTCGGACACGGCCACGCCCTCACCACGCCGCATCGGCACGAACTGGTCGTCGCCGTCGCGGTAGGAGGACTGGCCGGGCAGGATGCCGATGCCGCCGCGCGAGAAGCCCTTGAACGAAGGCAGAGTAGGAGCACCGAATTTCTCGGCAACAGCATTCCAGACTTTTCGAATTCCCTGCTGGTACACCGTGTTGACGATGAATTCGACGGGCTTCTTGGCGATCCCGGAGACCTTTTCCCAGGCCCGCTTGATGCCGCCGCGGGCCACGTCGAAGGCGTCGGCCACGGTCTTGGTCGCCGACTTCAGCCGGTCGAAGACGGGCTTGATGCCCGAGTTGTAGACGGTCGAGATCACGGACTTGATGCCGTTGAATGCGGGCTTCGCGCCGTTGGTCCACAGCCACTTGAAGACCGAGCCGATCGCGCGCACGCCGGTCATCAGATAGCCGAAGTAGAGCTTCACTCCGGACCACCACAGCTTCGCTCCGGCGACGATCCACCCGAAGACCGGCTTGACCCCGTTGGTCCAGAGCCACTTGAAGACCGACCCGATGGCGCGCACGCCAGTCATCAGGGCGCTGAAGTAGAGCTTCACTCCGGACCACCACAGCTTCGCTCCGGCGACGATCCACCCGAACACCGGCTTGATCGCGGCCGACCACAGCCACTTGAAGATGGCGCCCATCACCTTGACGTACAGGTAGACCGGGGTGAACACGATCGTGATCAGGATCGTGGCCAGGAGTTTCGCGCCCGTGGCGATCGCCGAGAAGACCGGCGACAGGACGCCCCACAGCCAGGACACCCACTGTCCCAGCGTGCGCATGCCGGCCATGAAACCGTCGACCAGGGGCTTGATGCCGTTGGTCCACAGCCACATCGCGCCCGTCTTGATGGCCTCCCAGGCGCCCAGCACGATGTTGCGGAACGTCTCGGACTTCTTCCACGCGATGACCAGCGCGGCGCCCAGGGCGACCACCGCGATGGCGACCAGGACGAAGGGGTTCAGTGCCATGACCGCGTTCAGCAGCGCCTGAGCCGTGGCGAACCCGGACGTCACCGCGGTGCCGACCAGCATCGCCGCCCGGTAGGCGGAGAACACGGCCGTCACAATGCCGGTCGCGATGGCCTGCGCGGACAGCGCGAGCGTCACCCCGCCGATGAGGACGGCCAGAGGCGTGAGCCAGATGCCCCACTCCTTGAACCAGCGGATCGTGCCGCCCACGCCTTCACCGAACGCCTTGACCACGGGCACGACGCGGGTGTCCACGAATCCGGCGAAGTCCTTCACCTTCGGCAGCACGTCGGAGTGCAGGAACCGGCCGAAGTCCATCAGCTTCGGCAGGACATGCGTGCTCAGGGCGTCCCCGATCGCCATGAGCGCCTTGCGCTTGAACGTCTCGAACTGGGTGCCGACATCGGATCTCAGGTCGTCGCCGGCCTTCTTCGCGGCCCCCGAGAAGTCGCCGATCTTCTTGGACGCCGTGTCCACATTCAGGGAGAAGATCGACGCCCCGAGGTCCTCGCCCGGCCCGCCGAACAGGTCCTGCACGGCCTGCGCCTTGGTCGTCTCGTCCGGTACCTTGCGCAGCCCGTCAAGGATCTGGTCGAGCGCCTTGCGGGCGCCGGGCCCGCCGTCGGCGATCGCCTTCATCACACCGCTGCCACCCAGGCCGATGGACGACAGCGCGTCCTTCACCGCCTGGTCGCCGCCGGTGATGCGCAGATACAGCTCCTTGAAGGAGTCACCGATCTTGTCGGTGTCCCAGGCGCCCGCGTCCAGGCCCTGCGACATCAGCCCGAGCGCGTCCTTCGCGTCCAAGCCGAAGTTTTTCATGAACGGGCTGTACTCGTTGAACGTCTCGGCCAGGTCCTCGGCCTTGACGCCCAGGTTCTGGAAGCCGTAGGTCATCGCGTCGACGGCCTCGGTGCCGTCCTTGGCGAAGCCGGATTTCACCATGGAGGCGGCGGCCTTGGTGGCCATGGTGACGTCCTGGTCGAAGAGCGTCGCCAGGTCGGTGACCGCAGTGGAGATCTTGCCGATCTCCTTGGTCGACGCGGAGGAGTCAACCAGGCCGGAGCCGAGAACGAGCTTGACGGCCTCGGCGCCCTCTTCGATGGTCTCCGTGACCGAGTTCGACCAGAGCTTGCCCGCGACCTCGCCGGCCTTCTTGGCGTCCTGCGCGGAGATGTCCAGCTGGCCCTTGATGGTGGCGGCCGCCTTGCCCTTGGCCAGGGACGTCTCCAGCCCCTTGACGACCAGCGCCCCGGCCGCCACCCCCACGGCCACGGCGCCGGCCGCCACCGCCGCCTTCATCCCGCTCATCATCGACTCGCCGCCGGCCTCACCGGCAGACTGGGAGGCCTGCGCGACAGGCTCGCCGATCTGCTGGTTGAGGGACCGGCCGAAGCCGCTCATGTTCGGCAGGACGTCGACCCACACAGCACCAGCGCGGGGCATGACCTCACCCCTTCTCTGCGTGCTCCGGCGTCACGATGGCGACGATCCGCATGTATCCGGCGCGGGCCTCGGCAGACTCGCGACGCTTCTTCTTCGCCTGCTTCTTCGCGCTGGGCTGGTTGGGCCGCCACACCGGCTCCGGGTACGGCTGCGCCGCTGTGTTCTCCGCCCGGTTGGCGTTGCGGAAGTCGGTCGACAGCTGCGCGATCCCGTCGACCAGGCCCGCCAGCATGAAGTCGCTGTGCTGCCAGTGATGGCCCGCCAGCTTCCGGGCCAGGGCGCCGTTCGGCGGCAGACCTTCCACCATCACGCGCAGCTGGCGCAGGGTGATGTCCCCACGCCAGAAATCGGCGATGGGATCGCGCGGCGCGTAGTGGTGCAACAGGTCAGCCTCGACGGCCTCGGGGTGGCGCCCGAGGACGTCTAGGACCGTGTAGGGCGCTTCTTGATCTGCCCCTGCATGTCCTGCTGCACGGCGAGCATCAGCAGCCCGATCTCACCGTCGGCGTGGCCGGCGGCCCGGTACTTTTCGTACTGCTCCTCGCCGAGGATCGCGAGCGCCTTGTCGTGGGCGTTCTCGGCGGCGTCGACCTTCTTGTCCCACTCATCGTCGGTGAACAGAGGGTGGGGGAAGGTCAAGAGGTCGTCGTTGTCGGTCTCGAACTCGACCTGGTCGCCGCCGACCGCCTCGGTGAACTGCTGCTTCACTTCGGACAGCCGGTAGCGCTTGCGGTTGGGCTTGCTCATGGTCGTCTCTCGCTTCTGGGGGGCCTCGGGGTGAGCGGGTGAAGGCGCAGCGGCGGCGGGGCTCACCCCAGTGGTCCGCCGCCGCTGCGCCGGCTTGCGGGGCGACGTCACGGCGTCTCGGGCTCCTCAGCGAAGCCGCGCCAGCCGGGCCCGTCGATCCACGTCACGGAGTCCGTGCCGAGGACGTCGTCGAGGTACGCCTGGTAGGTCACGCCGCGGGAGATCTCCGACGTGCGCGTCCACTGCTCGTCCTCACGCCCGGAGCGCAGCGCGGAGGGGAAGTGGCGGACGATGTACAGCGGCTCGCCGGTGGCCTTGTTGAGGTCCTCGGCGATGAACAGCAGCCGCCTGTAAAGGGTGGGCGGGGTCTTCGGCCTCGACCACGTCCAGGTCGCCGTGCCGATGGCGGGCAGGGCCCCGACCCCGGACAGCGGCAGGTTCTCATACAGCGACACGGCTGCCGCGTTGGTCTCCTGCGGTACCCACTGCGCGGTCGCCGTGTCGGTCTCCACGTCGCTGCGGGTCGGGGACGCGGACTGCCCGGACTCCACGTCGGAGTTGGACAGGTCGCCGGAGAAGGTGACGCCGTCGGTCGTGGTGAAGCCGACCGGCACGTACCCGGCCGGGAGTTCCTGCAGGATCCCGGCCTCGTCGAACGGTGCGGCGACCGCGGGCGCGGAAGCGTCGGCGGCGAAGATCGCGTATCGGAGTGCCTTGCGGATCAGCGACTGGCGCAGCTCCGCAATCTCGGTGAAGTCAGCGGCCGGCATGAGGGCCCCTTCCATGACGAAGCCCCCGCGCACGGGCGGGGGCGGATGGTTGCTGCGCGTCAGGCGTCGGTCCTGGCGCGGGTAGTGAGCCGGTAGGTGGCAATCGCCCGGCGGACGCCGGGGTTGCCGTAGGGGACTTCGACGGGCCGGGTCTCGGTGTCGACGCTGTCGATGACGACACCGCCCGCCATCGTGGCCGCCAGCGCGTGCACGGCGGCGCGGGTCTGTTCGGCGAGCTGCCACATCGCGGCCCGGGTCGCGCCGAACGTCTCAGCGTCGATGGTGACGGTGTCGGAGATGTGGTCGTCGGCGCCGCCCGCCACCCGCAGGACGACCACCGGCACCAGCGTTTCCACCTTGGCCGGTACCTCGTCGGTGACGCGCGGACCGGCCAGGCGGGCCCGCACGCCCTTGATGACGGCCAGTTCCATGTCCGGCCACATCAGCCCTCCCCGGTGCGGGCCGCCCGCCCGAGGACGCGGCGCCGCTCGGTACTGGAAGTGCCGTACTCGTGATCGCTCGCGTCCTCCCGGTCCGCGATCACCTTCGCGGTGGGACGGCCGCGCGGGCGGGTCTCCTCCGACACGGTGATCGAGTCGGCGAACTCCTCGCCGATCTCCGACCGGGCCAGGGACTTGGCGCGGGGAACAATCTCCTCGGCTTTCTTCCGCAGGGCGCCGCGCACCGGCTCGGACCGCATGACCTCGGGCAGGCAGGTCGGATCGAACTCGAACCTGATACCGCTCATCCGCTCACCGCCTTCAGGAACACCTCGGTGTGGTCGAGCAGCCCACCGAACGACTCGTGCTCACCGGCGTCGCCCTCGACCTCGTAGGTGACTCCCCGCCACTTCACCCGGTCCTTGGGAGCCAGCCCCATGCCGGGTGGGCCGGCCAGCCGCCAGCGGGTGACGACCTGCGTGCGGCCGTCGTTCTGCTCGGTGCTCGAGACGGGTTGCATGTTGCAGTCCGGCACCTCCCGCTCGCGGTCCTCGTAGACGTCGTGCCCGCGGTCGTCCTCGCCGGTCAGGACCCGGTCGATGACGGTGATGGTGTGCCGGCGCAGCGGGTTGTCCAGCACCATCAGGCGTCGTCTCCCCGGTTGAGGCGGTGCGCCTCGACGGCGGCCCGCCACTGCTCGGTGATGCCGACCGCCGCCGTGGCCGCGAAGGACACGGACTCGGTGCCGGTGGTGATCTGCTGGATCGCCGGGTCCGTGCGGTAGATGACGCGGGCCTGGTCGACGACGACCTCGGCGACGTCCTCGGGGATCGGGTCCAGGCCGTGGTCGTAGGTGACGGTGACCTCTGCCCACTCCGGCCAGCATCCGCCGGGGTGCAGGAGCAGCCCGGCCTGTCGCCGTACCTTCACGCCCTCGAGGGCCTGGCCGTCGACCTCCACGGCGGTCACCCGCCGGACCGGAGCGGCCGGCAAATGGAGCACGGCCTTGCCGGTCCCGTCCAGGAACACGGTGTCGTCGGTGACCAGGCTGACGGGATGGCGGACCTGCCCGCGAAACCGGCGAGACGCGGCCCGCAGCGCAGCCAGCAGCTGCACGTCGGTCGCCGGTTTCTTCAGGAGTGCGGCCAGGTCCACCGGATCCGCGAGGTACGGCTCAGGCCCCGCCACCGCTGCCGCCCGCCGCCCGCGTGCGGGCCTCCTGCATGAACTCCTCGCGGCGTTCGAGCAGGCCCTTGCGCTTCTCGCCCTGCGCCTCGATGTCGAGGACCCGGGCGGTCTCGTCCTCGTCGGCCTCGGCGAGATGGGCGATGACCTGGAGGACGGTGTGTTCCGCCGGGTCGAACCCGTCCTGCTCGGGCTTCTGCTTCTTCTGCGTGCGCGGGTCCGCCTGCGCCTGGGTGAGCGGGGGCGCCTGCCCGCCCGCGGGCGGGGCCGTGCGGGCGCGGTAGCGGTCCGCGTCCTCGGCCCGCACGCGGATCCCGTCGATGGTGAGCATCTTGTGTTCGGACATGCCGCTGTCCTCCTTACGGGGTCGGCTTGACGACAATGAGCCGGTTGGGCTTCCAGATGACCTGCATGGCGCGCAGCTCCGCACGGACGTACACGAGGTTGCGCTGCGCGTAGTCCTTGTGCTGGTTGAACGCCAGGATGGACAGGCCCTCGACGTCGAGCAGGGCGACCTGTCGCCAGTCGCCGAGGATGACCGTGCCCGGGGCGAGCCGCTGGGAGAGCGCACGCGCGCGGCCCCAGGACGTGTTCGGGCCCTGACCGAACGGCCCCTGACCGAAGAACCGGTCATTGGCGTCCTGCATCAGGTCCCACGCCTCGTCGTCCTCCGGCGACATGAGCGCCGCGGTGACGTTGCCGCCCGGCAGGGTGGTGATCTTCGTGATGGCCTGACGGATCGCCTTCACCTGCGCCATGGCGTCCGCGCCCGGGGTGTAGGTCAGCTCCTGCACGCCGGTGGTGTTCAGGATGCCCTTCGGCTGGCCGGCGGTGCCGGTGCCGTTGAGGAGCTTGTCCTCGATGACGGAGTCGAGGGAGTACTCCAGCTCGTTGTTCATGTACGTCGCCAGCGCCGGCGCGTTGCTGAGCAAGGCGTTGGTGACGTCGTAGCCGTCCGCGTAGGTGTACGGCTTGGCGTCGGCCAGCTCCGTCTGGATCGTCGACGTCGGCTTGAGCGCGGACGCCGGGTCGCCGGGCAGGATCTCATCCTGGACGACCGCCGCGTTGCGAGTGACCCCGGTGACCTGGAGGTACTCGAACGGGCCGGACGACTCGCCGCGGCTGATGAGATCCAGGATCGTCAGGGCGTCCCGATCGACCTGGTCAATCATCGGCATGCGGACCGGCTGGATGTGCCCCAGCGCCACCTGGAGCGGCGAGGCGGTCGCCTTCCGCGACGCCATCCACTCCTTCAGCGAGCCGACCCGGGTCCGGCCGATGTCGACCGCAGAGCCCTCACCGAGCCCGCTCGGGTGCTGCTTGCGGAACTCCCCGTACAGGCCGGACTTCACGAACCGGTCGCCGAAGGTGTGCGCGTCGGCGTCCTCCTGGCGGTCCTTGACCTCGGACAGCTTGGGCGCGGGACGGTCGGTGGCCTTGCCCGCCATCGCGGCGGCCGCGGCCTGTGCGTCGTCGGCGGCCTTCACCTTCACGGTCAGGTCGTCGGTCTCCGCCTTGATCTCGTTGACCCGGTTCACCTCGTCCTCGGTGAACTCCCGGCCGTCCTCGGCTGCCGCCTTGGCGACGATGTCCGCCGCTTCCTTCAGCAGCGCCTGCAGCTTCTCGCGCAGCGTCATCCTGTACTCCTCATGGTCATCAGTTCCTGCGTGGTGACCCATGCGGCTACCTGGGCGGGCGTGGGCGCGGGCGACTTCGCGGCGGCCGGTACGGCGGCGGCGGTCTCCTCGGGCGGCTGCTGGCCGGTCTCCTGCTCGGGTGTGGCCCCGCCCTGGCTGGGCGGGGAAGTCTTCCGGTTCTTCTCCGGTGTGGCGGCGGCGAGCACGTCACCGATGGACGCGTGCGCGGCGGCCAGGGCGTCGTAGTTCGTCTGGGACAGGACGCGGCCGGCCTTCGCCCGGTGGGCGAGGTCGTCGGCCTTCGCGGCGAGAAGGTCGGTCTCCTGGTTCGCGCCGACCAGGCACGGGCCCACCTCGAACAGGCTGGCGAACCGCTTGATCTCGTAGTACTCGCCCCACGGGAAGCGGGCGGTGTCGTCGGTCTCGACCCAGCCGCCCTCGCCGACCTCGTAGGCGAAGCTGAACTGCTTGATGCGGCGGCCCTTGAGCAGGCCGTGCACGTGCTTCGCTGTTGGGTTGGTGTCCATGTCCTCGATCTGTGCGAGGACCTCAAGCCCGTCGGCGGTCTCGGTGGCCTCCAGGACGGAGCCGATGTGGGCGAACGGGTCGGCCCACTTGTGGGACCACACCACCGGGATGGGGTCGCCGGAGGCTTTCCACTCGGCGAGGACCTGGGCGAACGCGCCGGGGGCGATGACGTCGCCCATGCTGTCCTCGTTGCCGAACACGCTGACGAGCGCCCGGAACTGGCCCTCGGCCAGGCCGTCGTCCGGGCCTGCTGCCTTCACCCGCGCGGTGCAGTCCTTCGTCCGCATGCCTGTCGTCCTCTTCTCTCCGAGTTGCGGCGGGGCGTCGTACCACTGCCGGATGGCGTCTGTCGTCCCGTCCGGGCGCCCGTCGCTCTCCGCGCGGGCCAGGCACTCCTCAAGACCCGGGTCCAACAGCACGAGTTCGGCGCCTGCCGCCTGGTAGCGGGTGATCTGCGACGGCCATGGCGAGGTGTGGATGATCCACGCGTCGGATTCGACTCCGTCCATGACCCGGTCGATGCCGGCCTTGCGGACGGCCAGCGCTACCTCGCGGATCGCGCCCTGGGAAGCATGCGCCGTAGCCGCCCCGAGGGCGCCCGCGATCTTGTCGTAGTCCAGGACCACGTGGTCGTCCTGCCGCTGCTCGGTGACGTAGGTCGATTTCCCTGCGCACGGAGGGCCCACCACCACGGTGATCGCAGCCACGGTCAGCCCCCTCTCGTGTAGTCCAGGCGGCAGCCGCAGTTCGCGGTCTCCTCGGCGTCACCGTTCGAGTCGCCCGGCCAGCGCAGCCGGTTACTGAAGGTCTGGCCCAGCTCGACGGCCTCGCCGTCCATGCGCACGTGGCTCGTGCGCGGGTTCTTCCCGCCGACTCTCCACACCTTGTGCGTCAGCCCGGAGGCGCCGGCCGCGTCGTGGCTGCCGAAGCTGCGGGCCTCTGTTGCGGCGGTCGCCGCGTGCACCCCAGCCGCAACGACCCACGACGACAGCCCCTCCTTGAGGTTGTCGCGCCAGTCACCCTCGTCCCGCACCGCTGCGGTCGCCGCGGCGTAGGCGGCCTGCTCGTACTGCTCGGCATGCGAGGCAGCCGCGGCCGCCAGCCACGCTTCCATCACCGCCGGGTCCCAGCCGCCGCCCTCGGGGTTCCACACCCCGAGCACCGACCAGGCGCCGATCTGCGCCAGTCGGAAGCCGTACCCGGCCATCAGTGCGGCCAGCTGGGCCTGGCGCTCCGGGGACTGCGCGGCCCACAGGTCGTAGAAGTCCGGCGGCCCGTCGGCCTTCGCGTCGGCCGCCGACAGGAGCGCGTCGGCCTGGCGCTGCGCCCAGTCAGTCAGCGCGGCCGTGTAGGCATCCCGCTCCACCTCAAACGTGCCCAGATCCTCGGGCCGCTCCGCCGACTTCACACGGGGCGGCCGCGCCCTTTTGGGGTGCTGTCCGGGGCGGTGTCCCGCGGCGAGGCCAGGCCGCCGACAAGCACGTTCAGCGGCGTCACCAGTTCATCCGTGCCGTCCACGTGCGGCAGGTTCTGCACCGCGCGCGCCTCCGAGCGCAGCATGTACGGCGCTCCCACAGCCGTCTGCAACAAAGCGGCTTGCTCGGTGAAGCTGCCGCGCAGCTTGGCCTCCAGGTTCGCCTCGACGTACAGGTTCGAGCCGGGGGCGAGCAGCGGCACCAGCATCGAGTTCAGAACGTCCTGCCACTGCGTCACATACGGGCCCAGCGAGATGGTGAACAGCATCTGCCGGAACGCGTCGATGTTGCTGAAGGTGCCTTCCCTCGCGCCGACCAGCTCGGGGGCGATGTGGTACGCGGACGCGACCTCGGCATCGGTGAGCTTGCGGCCCTCGATGTCCTGCGTCTCCTGCGGGTTGAACGCGGTGACCGTCTTCAGCGTCATGCCGTCCTCGAGGATCGGCGTACCACCGACGGACGGGCCCCGGCCGATGAAGGCGTTGAACGCGGCTTGGAACCGCTCCTTCGCCGTTTTGGACCAGGCCGGTGCGTCCGCCGGGCGCTCGATGACGGCCGGGACCCGCGCCCCGTTGCGCCACACCGAGCGCCGCCACTCCACCGCCTCGGCCTGCTCGGCGAGGATCTGCCGCAGCGTGTCCATCGGGCTGGTGCCGTTGGCGCCGACCGTGGCGTACCCGTGGTCGAACAGGTACGGCGCGGGCAGCGGCACCACCTGCGCCGGGCCCCGGGACATCGTCAGGTACAGCGCCTGGGGGGTGTCGTCGTCGTCCGCCAGGATGTGGAACCTGCGGGCCGGTTTCCGCCGCAGCTCGAACCCCGACTGGGTGTCCGCGCTGGGCAGGACCTGCTGGCACCACCGGTCGTAGATCAGCCAGTCCACCAGCGTCGTGTGCCACAACCTTGCCCCCGACCGGTACGGCGCCGGCTGGCTGAGCAGCTGCGCCAACGGGTGATCGGTGACCCGGCGACGGTCGGTGTCGGACACCCGCTCGTACACGTGCCAGGGGATGGTGCACAGCTGCCGGGCGATGTAGTCGACGACCTTCCGCACGCTCGGCTGGGTCTCCCACACCCGCCCGGCCGCCGCGGTGTCGGCATAGTTCGCCAGCGGCACCCCCGGGTCGACGACCCGGATCCCGTTCGCCGCCAGGTGCGCACCCAGCTGGGTGAGGTCGCCGAACTGCTCGGCAGCCTTGGCGAGCACGGGCACCCCGTCCTGGTCGATGACCTGCCCGGAGGCAGGAGTCTTGCGGCGCGGCCACCAGCGCATGTCCGCCCCCTCTCTCAGATCGCTTCGAAGTCGCTGTCCTCGTAGGCGGACGTGCGCTTGGGCGGGCGGGCGAGGATCTCGGACATGGCGTCGCACAGGGCGGACACGCCGTCGATCTTGTCGCCAGCGCTGGCCTTGTCTGGCTTCACGTTCCCTGCGCTATCCATGGCGACGGCCAGGTTGTCGACCATCCACGCCATGACCGGGTTGCCCTCGTGCCGAAGCATCGGGCGGCCGCCCTCGCGGACCTGCTTCTGTCCCATCAGCAGCAGCCGCTGTACGGCCTTCAGCGCCGGGCTCATGGACTTGTAGCCCTGGCCGACGCCGACCATCGGCGCCCGCTCGCCCTCCAAATCGTTCGTGAGCGGCGTGGACGACCAGCGGTCGAAGCCCAACGACTTCACGTCGAAGGAGTCCAGGTCCTTGCGGATCTGCTTGCCGATCACGTCGTAGTCGGTGACGTTGCCCGGCGTCGTCTTCAGCCAGCCCTCACGCACCCACACCGAGGCGTTCTTGTCTGTTCGCCGGTCCAGGTCCTTGATGTTCTCCTCCGGCGTCCAGAACCTGACCACCATGTCCAGGCTGCCGTCCTCGTCGTCCGGGAACAGCCACACCAGCGCGTTCAGGTCGGAGACAGCGCCGAGGTCCAGTCCGCCGTAGGCTTCGCGGCCGCGCAATTTCACCTCGTCGACCAGGGCGCCGTTCGCCTTCCACGAATCGAGCGTGAGGTACTTCGTGACCTGCTTCGTCCGGACGCCCAGGTGCAGGCGCAAGAACGACGCCAGTTCGGCCGGGGACTGCTTCGCCTTGTCCGACGCCGTCCGCAGGTACGCGCGCGTCGGGCTGGTGCCGTAGCCCGGGTTGGCCTTCTTCCACGTCGCCTCGGCGAACGGGTCGTCATCCTTCTCAGCGGCGAACACCACCCCGTACACCGCGGCTGCCGTGTACGCGCCGCGCGCCAGCTGCTCGATGCGCTCGCGCTTGCGTCCGTATACCGACTCCTTCTTGCCGGCGTCCGCTGTCGTGATGATGAAGATCAGAGGCTGCCGCCTGGAGCCGGTACCGGACTCGATCGTCTCCACCAGCTCCGGGCTCTTGTGCTCGTGCAGCTCATCGACGATGCCGCCGTGCAGGTTCAGTCCGTGCTGGGCACCTGCCAGGCTGGAGACCGGCTTGAAGTACGAGTCGCTCTTAGCGTGCAGGATCGCCCCGGCCAGCGGCTGCAGCGCCCGCTTCAGCGCCGGGCTTTTCTCCACGATGGCCTTCACCGGGCCGAACAGCAACCGCGCCTGCTCCTTCGTCACCGCCGCCGTGATGACCTGCGCTCCGGGCTCTCCGTCGGCCGCCATCAGGTACAGCGCGATCCCGCCGGCCAGCGTCGTCTTGCCGTTCTTCCTGGGCACGTCGACGTAGACCTCGCGGATGATCCGCACGTACATGTCGGCGTCGTCGTCCCAGTGCACCCACCCGAAGATCGGCGCCAGGATGTAGGCGACCTGCCACGGGTCCGGCCGCAGCGGCTGCCCGGCCAGCGCACCCTGGGTGTGCCGCAGCTGGTCGAACGCCCGCATCACCCGGTCGACGCGGTCGGCGTCGAACACCGCGCCGGGCTCGTCCCGCGGCTCCGGCGTCTTGATCAGCGGAGGGCAGTCCGGCAGCGGGATGCCCCGCTCGGTCAGGTACCAGGCCACTTCCGGGCTGAGCTTCAGCCGCTCCAGCAGTTCCTCATCCAGGTGCGCGGCAGGAACGGCCGCCTTACCCGAACGGGTTGTCGGGGTCCGGCTCATTCTCGGCCCCCCTTGCCAGAGCCTGCTCCGTGCTCGGAGTCAGGCCGAAGTGGCCGGCCCACGTCCGCAGCTCACGGCCGGCCGCCCGCGCGATACCGACCGCCGGGTGCGGCAGGGTGCCCTGCTTCGCCTCGAACGTCAGCCCCTCCCGCTGCACGGTCTCCGTCGCCTCCCGGAACGTCGCCCACGCCTCGCAGTACGCGGCCAGCGACGCCCGGTCCTCCGGCTTGAGGAGATCCAGCCGGGACAGGCCAGGCACCACGCGGTCCCACTCGGCGCGGGCCTCATCCGACAGCCAGGCCGGCGCCTCGGGCGGGATGCGCTTGAAGGGCGGGGGCGGGGCAACGACGCGGCCGCCTGAGTCCCGGCCGGGCGCGCGGCCCTTGACCAGCTTCAGACCCGCCGGGGCGTGTGCTCTCGGCATGGTGACCCCCCCTCGGCGTAGTGAGCGCGCGCGTGGTCAGTTTCCGGCGCCGGGCCCCCGGGCCTCCGGCGCTGCGATGGCGACTCCCCTACCCCGGGGGAGGGCGGGCGGGGCGGTGAGAGCCTTCCGGAGCCCGGAGACGGCCTCAGAGAGCCTGTCTTGGGCCTCTGCGAGGGCCTCGGGTGGGGCATGGAGAGCGACCGTGACGGCCTGCGCGGTGCTCTGGACGGCCAGGAAGGCGCTCCGGATGGCCTCAGAGGGCCCATTGAGGGCTGTGAGAGGCGCCTGGAGGGCTCCAGGGAGGTTCTGCGGGCTCACCAGGCGGTCACCTCCGGCGTCGTCGTGCCCTGTTGGCACGTGCGGCCTCGGCCTTGGACTTGATCAGGTGGCAGTCGATGCAGATCAGTCCGAGGTTGTCGAGGTCCTCGACTGCTCCGCCCTCGCTGATCGGTCTGATGTGGTCCAGCTCGTGCTGGTGCTCGCCGTCGGGATCGTCCTCGCGGTCGGGCTGCTCGGCTCCGCATCGGTAGCAGCAGCTGTTGTCGCGGATGGTGACGCGTCGCTTCAGCGTGCGCCATCTGCCTGAGCTGATGCCGTAGCGCGCTGCCTTGTCGTCCCTGCCTGCCCAGGGGATGCGCTGGTGATGGTCGCATCGGCCTCGGAGGACGAGGGCACGGCACCCGGGCTCAGCACATCGGGTGGGGGGCCGGGTGGGCATGGGGGGTACCTCCCGGGGGGGTGCCTGGGGGGCCACCCTGGGGGTGTACCGCCCTGGGGTGGGTCAGGGGGTGGGGGTGGTTCCGATCAGGGAGGGGTTGGTGTGTTCGCCCACGAAGTCCTCCTTGGCCCGGTTCTCGCGCACCGTGATCCGAAGGCCCTCGTTGAGGACCATGGCCTGTGCTGCGTCCTTCACCAGGTCGTTGGCCAGGTCGTGGTCGATGCCTCCTGCTATCAGTTCGCGTCGGTAGGCGATGAGCTGCTGAGCGGTGCTGGCCATGGGGTCTCCCTGGGGTGAGCCGGGCATGACGAAGGCCCCGCTGGTGGGCGGGGCCTCGGGGTGTCTGTGGTGCCTCATGTGGGCACAGTCGTGCACGGCGATCGTCACACAGCGTGTGACCTGCGGTCAAGCGACTCGGCGGGTGAGGCGTTGGGCGTGGAGGGCGGCGACGTCTCGGGCGGCGAACCAGGGGCGCCGCGGGGTGCCTCCGGAGCGGGTGAGGCGGCCTCGGTAGACGAGGTTCCGCACGGCTCCCGGTGTGGTGCCGAGGGCCTGGGCGACCTGGTCGGTGGTGAGGTGGCCGGGCGGGGCGTACAGGCTGTCCATGACCCCCATGATGCCGCAGCGGTGTCGGCCGCCGGAGCGCTCTGCGGGGCCCGTTTCGGCCCGGATACGGGTCTGCGGCGATGGGGCCGAAACTCGAAACTGTGCAGGTGAGGGCCGATATCGGGGGCGAAACCGGTTTCGGGGCGGGGTGAAACCTCTGCCCCTTCCCGAAACCGGCTCACGGGCCCCTATTCGCCGTCCTCGGCGGCCGGGATGTCGGCCCAGCGGAGGCCCTTGGCGCCGCCGCAGCACTCCCGGATGGTGAGCTGCTTGGTGTTCACCTTCAGCGGCTTCAGCGCCGCGGAGAGGGCGGTGGACGCGCCCGCGGCGTCCATCTCCGTCCAGGGCACGTAGAGGTCGGGCCGGAAACGGGCGAGGGCCTCGACCAGGCGGTGGGAGTGCACGGCCTCGATGCCGTCGGGCCAGATGGCGCGCAGGTGGTCGAGGACGGTCTCCACGTCGAGTTCCTCGACCTGGGCGCCGATGGACTGGCCGGTGAGGGTGCCGGCGGCCGTGCGCAGGGCGAGGGCACGCTTGGCGATGTCCTCGGCTTCGGTCTGCTTGATGAACGCGGCCCGCACGGTGATGCCTTCGCGGCCGCGGGCGAGGATGCCGGTGCCCTGCTCGTCGACGCTGATGTCGGTGGCGCGCATGCCGCGGTCGTAGGCGCCGGTGCCGAGCACGTTGTTGTTCGCTCGCCACTCCATGACGGCGAGGCACAGGCGGGTGCCGACCGAGCTGGACACGCTGGAGGGCAGGGACGGGGCGTCGGGGTTCTGCGTGAGCAGGATGAGGATGATGCCGTAGGCGCGCGCCTTCTTGATCAGGCGGGTGGCCAGGGCTGCGGCTTCGTCCTTGTAGTCGGCGTGGGTGAACAGCTCCTGCACCTCGTCGATGACGATGACCCGGGGCCCGAGGTCCTGCTCCGGGTACTTCTCGGCGAGCGCGCGGGTGACCTTGCGGCCCTCGGGGACCTCGGAGGCGGGCAGGGAGCGCACAAACGCGGCGCGGCGCTGGTACTCGGCGATGCCGGAGCGCATGCCGGCGAGGGCGGCCTCCAGGTCCTCGTCCTCGTCGCCGGAAACGTAGCGGTGGCAGATCGGCTTGACCGAGTCCAGGTCCCCGGACCCCTTGAGCTCATAGATCCACAGTTCGGCGGTGGGGTCCAGGGCGACACCGAGGACGATGGCGAGCGCGCAGGACGTCTTGCCGGAGCCGGGGATGCCGCCGACCAGCAGGTTGGAGTACATGAGGGTGATCTCGACGAGGTTGCCGCGCGGGTCGAACCCGAACGGCAGCGGCTCGTACACGTCGGCCTGGCCGTCCTTCATGAGGGGCCACAGCTTGCGGCCGGCCTTGGCGGGGTCGCGCTGGGCGACCCAGAGGACCAGGCGGCCGGGGTGGGCGGTGCGGTCGGCCTCCGGCCAGACGGTGCTGATGGGGCGGCGCATGGCGGCGGCGAGCGCGGCCCGCTTCTCCAGCACCGCGGTGGCCTCGACGCCCGGGGGGAGGTCGACCTCCGCACGCCAGCCGGGGCCGTCGCGCATCACCTCGGACGCGAACTCGACACCGCCGCGGCCCTTCTTGCCGCCGATGCCGATCGCGGCGAGCGCGTCGAACACCTCCGTGCTGTCGAGACGGCGCAGGATATTGGTGGCGACGTAGCGGGTGACCAGCGGTTTCCCGTCGCCCTTCTTGCCCATCGTGCCGAGCAGCGCCCCGGCGGCGATGGCGGCCGCCATGGTCCAGCCGGGCACCAGGAACGCGCTCACGGTGGTCGTGATGCCGGTGACGGTGGCGACTGCGAGCGACGCGGTACGGCGGGGGCGGACGCGGCGGGAGTGCTCGCGGGAGAGGGCCAGCCACGCCTCGATGTCCGCCGAGGCGGCGGCCTTCGCCTCGACGGGGCGGGCCTCGGTGTCGGCGACCCACTTCCCCCACCGGACGATCAGGCGTCCGGCACCACGGGGGGCGCGGGCCAGGAGACGGGCCAGGTAGACGGGCGCACGCAGGGCGTGGAACCCGACGACGTGCCCGTAGTACGACGCGGTCCAGCGGGCGGTCTCCTTGAAGGCGTCCCAGCGGCGCAGCGCGGGCGGTACGACGGGCGGGGCGTCGGCCAGGTAGGCCTGCCGCTCGGCGATCCACGTGCCGGGCGGGAGGGCCTCGGCGGGCAGGTCGACCGGCCGCGGCTCGGTGGTCTGGACGACGTCGATGATGGTCTCGGTGAGGGTGTCCTGGACGTCCCGGACGGCCGGGGGCTCGGGCGTGACCTTCAGCAGGGTCACGTTCGGGTTGTGGTGGCCGTTTACCTGCTCGGGCACGGTCTCGGTCATGATGTGGCTCTCCGGTTGCTCATGTGGTTGCCGGGGGCCCGGGGCGGCTGCGGTCCTTGGCCGGGTGCGGCCGCCCCGGGGCGTAGCTACTTGCGCTTGCTCTGCTGCTCTTCGCGCTTGCGGGCGCCTTCGAGGACGCGGTCGAACTTCCGCTGCAGGTCGCTCTGGTCGATGCGGCCGCCGTTCTGCCGGTCGTCGGCGATGCCGCGCTTCGCCATCCGGGCCGTGAGCCATGCGAGCTTGGCGATCTCGCCGGCGGTGAGCTTCGGGTCTGCCATGGGGTTCTCCTCGGTGTGGTGGGTGGGCCGGGCTGTCCGGCCCCACCGCACCCCCGCGGCGCGGGCCGCGGGGGACGGAAGGGCAGGTCAGCGGCCGTGGCGCTTGGCCATTTCGGCCTGCTTCAGGGCCTCGGTGGCGTAGGCGTCGCAGTGCCCGGCGAACTCGTGGTCTCCGGCGCGGCGTGCCTTCTTCGCCTTCTTCTTCGCGGTCTCGGCGGCCTGACGGTTGCCGGCCTCGGTCAGCAGGTTGGGCGCCTTGCGGCTGAACAGGCCCATGACGGGCTCCTCTCGAGTGGTGAGCCGGGGCTGTCCCGGCTCCCCTCACCGCCCGGACGAGCCGGGCGGATCGGGCAGCCGGTCAGCGGGTCAGCGGCCTTTCTGGACGTCGGCCCACATGGACCGCAGGACGAGGGCGAGGATGCCGACGGACACGGCGCCGATGGCGACGGCGACCGCGAACAGGGCGCCGACCAGGCCGACCGAGACGACGACGCCGCCGATCACCAGCCACTTCGTGGCGTTGAACTCCTGCCGCTGCACCGGGGCCGGCTGCTGCGGCTGCTGGGCGTTGAGCAGCTGCTGGGCGGCGAGGAACGCGGCGATCATCTCGACCTGCCGGGTGTTCGCCGCGGCGTCGACCGCGTCGCGGGCGGCCTTCTCCAGGTCGCTCATGCGTAGCCACCGTTCCCCTGTTCGCGCATCACCGGCGCATCAGCCTTCGGCGGGGGCTTCTTCGCGGCCCGGGAGAGGGCGGTGCGCACGTAGGCCTCGTCGACGACCAGGCGCCGGTGCCGGGCGATGTGCTCGACGATCGCCTTGGCCTTGGCGTCGGGTCCGAGGGCTGATGCGGCTTCCTCGACGGCGCCCTTCAGGTTGACGGGCGGCAGGGCACTGACCTGCTGATGCGTGGCCGTATCAGCGCGATGCACGTCGTACTCGGGGGGCTGCTGTCCGAGGACGAGGGCGACGGCGACGGGGTCGACGGGGACGCCGTAGGCGCCGAGCAGGGTGGCGAGTTCGGCGGGGGGCGCATCAGGTCGCGCATCAGCGGCGAGGCGGATCGCGTCGGCCGGGTCCATCTCGGCGAAACGGACGCGCAGCACCTCGGTGGCGGACGCCGGCCGGGGCCGGGCGGGCGGCTCCTCGATGGCGGCCGGGGCGGGGGCGCCGTACATGCCGGCCAGTGCGGTGTCGGCGCCTCCGGTGATGCGCTCGCGCTGGACGTCGACCAGGGCGGCGCCGAGGACCTGGTCGCCGAGCCCCACCTTGCGCGCCAGGGTCCACGACTTGCGCAGCGCGGCCTTCTGTACTTCCTTGTCGGGGTGTCGCTCGGCGGCGGCCTGGTGGTAGGCGAGCTGCTGCACGGCGTCCGCGGTCCGCCGCTGGGCTTCGGCGTCCACGCCGGTGGTGTAGATGACGACGCGCCGGGCGATCAGCCCGAGGCCTTCGGCGGCGCCGCTCATGCCCAGCGGCATGACGCTGTAGACGACCGCCTCGGTGACGGTGTCGGCCAGCGACAGGCCGGTGCCGCATGCGGCGAGCGGGGCGAGCCACAGGCCGACCCGCACCCAGGCCGGGGCCGACTGGCCCAGGAGGGTCAGCCCGAGCATGGTCAGCGCGAGGATGAGGGTGAGGCCTTCGCCGGCGGCGACGACGCCGGCGGCGGTGGCCTTCCGGCCGAACTCGGCGACGGCGTTGCTGTAGGTGCCGACCGCTCCGGCGATGCCGACGGCGACCATGACGGCGGCCGCGGTGCCGAGGACCCAGCGCTGTCCCGTGGTGAGGGTGCGGGTGCTCATCGGCCTTCACCCCGGCGGCGGTTCTCCTCGTGGCTGCGCTGCTCCGGGCGGGTGCGCGGGGCGTTCTCCAGCCAGGCGAACGGGGGCAGGGCGTCGGCGGCCTTGAAGACGCGGATGGCGGCCTGCTCGGGGGCGTCGGGCAGCGGGTAGACGCGGCTGCCGTCCAGGGATGCGAGGAGGCGGGCGCCGTGGTGCTCGCAGCCGTTCGCGCCCGCGTTGCCGCGGTCGAGGATGGTGACGACGATCGGGCCGCCGCACGGGGTGGGGTCCTCGGGGTGGGCGGCCGGGCAGCGGACCGCGGGCGGCTCGACGACGGCCGGCCGGGTGGCGGGCTCGGCGTCGTGGGCGCGCAGCAGGAGGCGGAGGGCCTCCTGGAGGGAGAGGACGTTGTCGCTGTCGAGCAGCTGCTGGGCGACCCGGATGGCGACCTGGAGGTCGGTGGGCTCGCGCAGCTGGTTGCGAACGGCGTCGGCCGCCGTGCCGAACAGCGGCTCCCCGACGTTCGAGGCGTGCAGGGACGCGTTGCTGTCGTAGTCCTCGCGGGCGAGGCGCTGCAGTTCAGCTACGCGCTCCCGGCGGGAGGTTGCGGCGCGCTCGGGGCGCGCGACATGATCGGTCATGCCGACTCCTGGTCTCATCAGGTAGTTCGGTGAGAGGCCGGGCGGTGCGCGCGCCGGGGGCGGTAACCCCCGAGCTGCTGCCCGGCCTCTCTTGTACCCTTTAATGTTCCATAGCCTGAACGTATTGTCCAGCCTGTTGAATGCGTCGGGTGCGCATCAGGGCGCATCAGCAGGCTGGAAGTGGTGCAGCATCAGGTAGTCCTCGGACCCGTATGTTGACCCGCACCACTGGCACTTCAGCTGCGTCTCACCCGGCATGCGGGAGATCACCGCACCGCACACCACACCCTCGCCGACCAGGGCGACGCAGTAGCCGATCCGCTGACGCCGTGGCTCCGGGTCGCCGACGATCGAGCGGACCTGACTGTTCAGCTCGGCGACCTCGCGGGCGAGGTCGCCGGCCGCCGGGTACTGCGCGACGATCCAGTCCAGCTCTTGCGCCAGCCACCGGCAGTCAGCGTCCAGACGGGCGGGCGGGGGCGCCCCGCGGTGAGGCCAGCGCAGCCGCCGAACGTCGGCCCGCCACAGGTGGATCACTTCGGTGGCGCGGCCCCAGTTCACCGTGTCGATGACGTCTTCGTTGACGGGGGAGCGGGGGCCGGCCGGTGCCTTGGTGGCGACGATCTCGCCCCAGCCGGAGCGGCGGGGCACGAGGCACTCGCCGACCTCGGCGTACAGGGCGGGGAGGGCCTGGAGCCGCGCGGCCAGTTCTTCCCTGTGCCGGTTGCACAGGTAGCCGCTGGCCGCGCGGTCGCACAGTTCGCAGGTCACGGGGTGGTGCTCTCCTCGGACTGGACGGTGATGAGTCCGCGGGCGAGGGCGGTGCGTACTGCCGCTGCCCTCCGCTCGGACCGGGGGAGGTAGGTGACGTCTAGGCGCTCGTAGGCCCGGGAAAGCAGCGATGAGGCGTGCTCGCGGGTGGTACCGAGGCGGGCGCCGACCTCGCGGAGGGGGGCGCCGTCGGCGGCTGCGGTGAGGGCTTGGGCTTGCCGGGGGGTGAGGGGCATGCGGGCGGGTCCGGGGCTCATGCGGCCTGGTCCTTTCGGGCGCAGTGGACGGTGTCGTGCTGGTCGCCGCGGGATGTGAAGCCCGGTACGCAGCAGAGCCACGGGTCCCAGTCCTGGACGACGTCGTCCCGCTGGGCCCGAAGCCGGGCGGCCCGCTCGGCTCGCACGGCGGCGGCACGGCGTTCGTCGGCGGCGACGTACTCGCGGGCGAGGGCGATGCCCAGGAGCAGCGAAGTCCCGAAGAAGGTGGCGGCGTACCACCAGGCGTCCGCGCGGGCGCTGGTAGCGGCGCAGTGGGCGAGGAACAGGGACGTGAGCAGGTACGCCCAGCAGAGGGCTCGGGTGGAGAGGGTCATGACTGGACTCCGTCCGGCTGGAGGTCGTCGGCGGTGCGGGGTGAGGGCATCTGGTCCAGGGCGTCGCCGATGCCGTGGGCGATGCGCCGGCGGCGCTCGGCGATCTGGTCGTTTATCGTCTGTTCAGCGCCGAGCAGGAGGCAGTCGACGACTTCGGCAAGGTCCTCGGCGCTGAGGCCTGTCAGGTGCAGTGCCACGGGTCAGGCCTCCTTCGTGGCCTGGCGGCGGTCGATGGCCTCGACCCACGCGACGGCGACCGCGGCGACCTGGACCAGTTCGGCGCGCAGCTTCGTCGGGTCGGACTCGGCGAGCGCCTCGTGCACTTCCTCCAGCAGAACGTCGCGCCACGCGAGCACGCCCGAGGCGGCGTTGCGGTCGGCCTGGTCGCGGTAGCGGTTCGCGCTGTGCTGGTAGACCGGGAGGCCGGTGCCGTCGGGGTGGTTCTGCTCACCGAACTTTGAGTCCTGGCGGGTCCGCTCGTAGCCGACCTCAACGAGCACCTGCGGAGTGGTGTTGGTCCGGTGATCGGGGCAGAAGTCGCCGGAGTAGTCGCACTGCCAGCCCTGTGTGCGAAGGTGCGCTCGGGCGACCTCCAGCCGCTCCGTGCCGGTCTGCTCGGCAGAGACCATGAACTCGCCGGTGAACTCGGTGCCGCAGTCGTCGCAGAAGACGGTGATGCGGGACGGGTACAGCGGGCTGTCGGGGTCGCGCAGGATCGCAGAGACGATCTCGGGCGTCAGGGGGGTGGGCTGGTTCTCCATGGGTTCCTCCGTGGTGTGATGGGTGGAGGTCCGGGCCTGTTAAGGGCAGGCCCGGACCACTAAGCGGCGGTGGGAAGGATCAGCTGACCGAGGACCCGGCCGACGCGGTCCTGGTCGATCAGGTCGGCGACGTCGCCGGCCGACGCGCCACGCGGCACCGAGATGCCGAGACGGCGGCACAGCCCCAGCTGCTTCGGGCTCGGCGTCCCGGACCGCCACCGGGCCTGCCTCGTCACGAACGCGGACGGGGCCAGGACCTTGGCCTGCTGCTCCAGCCACGCCAGCGCCTCCGGCAGCGGCCGCGCCACGTCGTCCTTCGGCGGGTGCACGCCCTCGGCCTCGGTCCAGCGGCGCATCCGGTACAGCCGAGTCCCGGGGTCCCGCTGCAGGAACAGAAACATCACGCCCGTCAGGCGGATGAACCAGACGCCGTCCTCCGTGCGCAACCAGCGGATCGCGCTGCTGCCGAAGAGGTTGATCTCCTCGGCCTCGACCCGCGCCGTCAGCGTCCGGCGCTTCTCGGCGGCCGCGGCCTCCTCGGCGACCTGCCGGAGCGTCTTACCCTCCTCTGCGGTGCCGATCTCCCGCGCGGTCAGGTCGACCATCGACGCGAGCTTGTGACGGGTCGAGGCACCCATGACGTCCAGCAGCAGCGCGTCCCGCTTCCCGGGCGCCGGGCGCAGCGCGCGGCCGGCCATCTGTACATACAGGCCGGGGGACTTCGTGGGCCGGGCGATGACGACGCAGGAGGTGTGGGGTGCGTCGAACCCTTCGGTGAGCACCATGCAGTTGGTGAGCACCTGGACGTCCCCAGCCGAGTAGCGGGCGAGCGTCTCGCGCCGCTCATCGCGGCCCATGTCGCCCCACACCGGGGCCGCAGTGATGCCGACGTTCTTGAGCGCCTCGGCGGCGGCCTGGGCGGTCGCCACGGTCGGGGTGAAGACGACGCCAGCCCGGTGACCCGCGTGGTCGACGTAGGCCTTAGCGATGGCGTCCAGCGCGCCCGAGTCCTCGAGCGCCTGGCCCAACTGGCCGTCGACCAGGTCGCCGCCCCGGGTGCGGACCTTGTCGAGGTCCAGGGTGTCGACGGTGATGCGCTTGCCTCGGACGTCGCACAGGTAGCCATCGCCGATCATGTCGAGGATGTCCAGGCGGAAGACGACGTCCTCCCACACCTCAGCCAGTCCGCCGTCGGTGCGCGTCATGGTCGCCGTGAAGCCGGCCGTCGGCGTCCCGTTCCAGGCGCCGAAGTGGGCGAGGACCTCCATGTAGGTGCGGGCGGCGGCATGGTGGCACTCGTCCACGATGATCAGGCCGATGTCGCGGATGGCCTCACGCCGCTTGGCCACGGCGAGGGTCTGGACGCTGGCCACGATCACGTCGGCGTCGTGGTGGTCGTCGCGCTGCGCCTTGACGATGCCGACCCGCAGCATCGGGTCGACCGCCAAGAGCTTGGAAGCCGCCTGTTCGATCAGCTCCTCCCGGTGGGCGATGACCAGGACGCGCTTGCCTCCGAGGTCATCGAGCATCCGGTGTGCCAGGTGAGAGAACACAACCGTTTTGCCGGCGCCGGTCGGCAGAACGACCGCGAGCCGGTTGGATCCGGCGGCCCATCCGGCGCGCAGGGCCTCGATGGCGTCCAACTGGTAGGGCCTGGGCTTGAAAGCGGTCACGTTCATGGTCACCTCGGTTCGGTAGCTGGGGCTTTGCGGGGACTGCGGGGACTGCGGGGAGTCGATGCGGGGACTTCCACAAGTCGTCCGAGCCGGTCTGATCAGGGGTTTTGCGGGGACGCGGGGACTTGCGGGGACTTGAAAAAACTCTTGATGCCGGAGGCCCTCAGAACTGATCCGTGACGACGTGCGGCATGCGTAATGCGCGATGCATGTGGGACGCGCGCTATACGGGGGAGTGGGGCAGGTCCCCGCAGGTCCCCGCCTCCCCGCGTCCCCGCAGGTCGCCCCGGGTGCGGGGACTTCTCCAGGTCCCCGCACAGGTCCCCGCGAAGTTCCCGCACTCCCCGCAGAACGGCCGGTCACGACTCGTGCCCTCCGGTGCCGCGGTCGGCGTGGACCTCGACCCGCCACAGGTTCTGCTTCCGGTGACTGTCGACGATCATCACGACCTTGTGGGTGCCGAAGTAGCGGCCCTGGCGTGCCTTCAGCCAGATGCCCAGCTGGTTTGCGCTCGGCGGCTCGTCGCCCTTGCGCGGCACGTGGTTGGGCAACCCCTTGATGAGGGCTCCGGTAGCCAGGGGCTCGGTGCCGTAGGTCTCCCGCCACATCTCCAGGAAGAGCGCCCACTCCTGCAGTTCGTCGTCCTGGTCCCGTGCCTCGTTGCGGTCGGCCATCCAGCCCTCGACGCCGAGGAAGTCGAGCAGGCCGGCCATCAGGCTGGCCCACTCGCTGTAGTCGCCCTTACGGACACGAACCTGGGGCGTCCCCGCGGCGACCCAGGCACGGACGAGAGTGACGAGGGCGGCGACCAGGGTGGAGGCGTTGTTGCGCAGCCAGGGGCGGAGGTCGCCGACGGTGAAGTTGTCGCGCTGGTCGGGGTCGGGGCAGTCAGGATCGAGGCGGACCCAGAGGACGCGTCGGCCGTTGTCCCCGCCGGTGCGCAGTGCGTTGCCGGTGACGATCCACAGCCGGTCGTTCGGCATGGTCACCTTGGACGTGGCGCCCAAGACCCGGTCGCCCCACACCTCGGACGTCAGCAGGGCAGACAGGACCGGGCTCTTGATGACGTAGCCGTTCGGCAGGTTGTCGAGGACGACGACGGGCTGCCCGGTGCCGTACAGCTGCGTGGTGATGGACTTCCGCAGCTCGGTGTCGTTCTCGGGCCAGGCCGTGTCGGCGATTCCGTAGCAGTGCCGGAAGATGTCCTTCAGCAGGGACTTACCGGATCCGGCGGCCGTCGCGGTGAGTACGAACATCGGCGTTGGCCCGTGAAAGTACGGCCGCAGGATCGGCGTCAGCAGGGCGCCGATGAAGTGCGCGCGGTCGCTTGCCGAGACCCAAGGGAAGTCCTTCAGGACCTGGTTGAGGACGATGTCCTTGGCCCTGTCGAGGCTGTCCCGCGTCACCTGGGGGGCGAGGCGGCGCAGCGGCACCCTGGGTTCCAGGTACAGGCCGGTCGCCCGGTCGTAGCCGAGGGAGTCGAGCAGGGTGCCGTCGGGCCGGATCACGGGCGAGGTGACGACGCCGCGCAGGGTGGGCAGCGGCCAGTCCTTCCGGCCGAGGACGGTGGAGCAGCTCTTGGGCATGAACAGCTCCCGTTCTTCCTCCAACTGCTCGGTGAGCGGGTTCCGCTTCAGCGTGAAGCTGGAGACGTAGTCGGCGAGGTAGGCCCGCAGGTTGTCGGTGCCCAGCTGCTGCACGACCGGGTCGTCGTTGTCGTCCCGGTAGACCCAGCAGGGTCCGCCGGACCGCTTGTAGAGGTCGGGCAGGCGGCCGTCGGCCATGAGCGCCAGGACGCCGTCAATGCCGTCGGCCTCGTTGGTGATATCCAGCGCCGGGCGGGAGGAGACGGAGCGCAGCTGCGGGCCGCCCTCGAACCCCTCCTGCGAGTCCGGCACATGGTCGGGGTCGAGCGCGGACGACCCGTCGGCGAAGTGCTGTGCGGGCACGGAGGACAGGCGCCGGCGGGGCGGCTCGGCGCCGTACCCCTGGCGGCGCAGCTCGGCGGCCGCAGCCTTGAAGTTGCCGTTGTGCTCCAGCAGCGTGTAGGCGCCAAACTTGGAGTAGGGCACGTCGGACTGGAACTCCGAGCCAGTGGCGAACACCCACAGGCGGTCCTTCTCCGGGTCACGGCCGGTGGTGGCCTTGACGTCGCCGACCCCGTCAGCCCACCCCCAGTAGGTGGTGTGTCCACGGGTGATGGTCGGGCGGAAGGTGCCACGCAGGATGTCCGCCCAGTCGGCGCGCGCCTCAAAGTCCTCACCGGGCCGCAGGCCTCCGCCGGGTAGCGGCTCCTGCGGCTTGGGCGCGGTCTTCGGCGCCTCTGGCACCGGCATCTGATCGACCATCCGGCAGATGTCCCGGATCGCGTCCATGGTGTCGCCGTCGATTACCGGGATGGTGGCGGGCGATCCAGTGACACGGACGTAGGGGCGTCCGGAAGCGTGCACGGCGCCGCTGGACGGCTCGACCAGGCCGTATCCGCCCTCGCCACGCGTTTCGATCAGAGGCCGCACGATCTTCGTGTTCGGCTTCTCGGCGACGCGCTGACGCTCGGAGGCGTCCCACTCGTCTTCCCGGGCCAGCCGCTGAGCCAGCTTCCGGTTCGGGGGAACGGCGGCGCCATCGAGGCGGACACGGTAGTGCCGGCCGCCAGAGGGCGACTCCGTCACCCAGCCGTTCAGGATCGCGTGCCATGCCTCGCTGACGCGGGGGCCGGACGCCTCCATGATCTCGGTGACCTCGTTCAGCAGGTCTTCGCGGATAGCGAGGCCCTCGAACTCGATCAGCTCGACGGCACCGGACACCGCACCGTAGACGACGGCGATGCCGCGGGGCCGGTCGCCGCTGAACCAGGTGTCGTGATCGGCGGGCGTGGTCCGGTCGACCTTGTACTGGAGCCAGGAGACGGCCGGCTTCTTGGTGCCATCGGCCTTGATGGGGAGGACGCACAGGCCAGCGTCGTGCAGCTCGCGGGCGGCGGCCCGGAGGTCGGTGGGCTGTGAGTCGGTCAACGGGTGCTCCCGTGGTACTTGGAGAGGTGGTAGGCCTTGACGTTGTCGACGAAGGCGGCGACTCCGGCCGGCCCGCGGGGAGCGGGCTTTCCGTCCTCGCCCTTCACGCGGTCGCTCGCGCAGACCGGGCCTTCCAGGCGGTGCGGGCAGCCGGGCCGTAGGCACTCGTACTTGGCTCGCTGTCCGTCCAGGTCGACGGTCAGGGCGCCCTCGAAGGGCGGGAGTGCGGCCGCGCGGCCCGGGGTGGCCCGGGCTCGCGCGGCGGGGGCGGTCACCTCGGTTCCTTCCAGGCCGCCGCGGCGGCCTGGAAGGAAACGCCCAGGCGCTCCTCCTCTTCGAACTCGGCGATCGCGGCGCGCAGCTGCTCGAGGACGACACGGGGGCTCAGCGACTGGGGAACGATGGCGAGTCCGCCGGTCGCGGTCCGTATGACGTGCAGCTCGGCGGGCTGGTCGACGGCGCGCGTGGTGTGCAGCGTCAGGCAGTACGAGTTGCCGAGGGCCCTGATTTCCGCGCAGGCGAGCGCGTCGCTGACGGAGTCGAGGACGGCGGTCGGGTCCCCGCGCTGGGCGATCAGTTGACCGACGTAGTCGAGGAACTCGGCAACGGGCGGCTCGGCGTCCTGCTTCGCCAGCTCGATGCTGGTGATGGCGCGCATCACGGCCGCGCTGGGCGACGGTGTGCGGGGCGTGGGAGGCTCAGACATGAGCGGACCCCGTCTCTACTTGCTGGTGTGGGCGGGCTGCTCGGTAGGCGCCCCCGGCTGGACCCCGGGGGCGTCGTTGTTGGTGACCGCTGCCGACTGGACCCCGGCAGCGACGAACTCGGAGAGGCCGAGGAAGGCGACCAGGTCCGCTTTTCGCACGCGCTTGGCGCGGCCGAACTCGAAGACCTGGATGGGGAACTCGTCCTGGCGGATCAGGCCGTAGCCCGTGCCCTCGCTGATGTTGAGGGCCGCGAACGCGGACTTCACCGGCGGCATCGCGGGCAGGGCCAGGACCTGCTCCGGGGTCAGGGGCTCCATCGGGGCGGTCACACGGCCTCCTTCTGCGGCTGGACCGGGATGAAGGACCGGCCGGAGCGCTCCATCGGGATGAAGAGAACCAGGAGGTCAATGCCGAGGACCGCGGCTATCGCCTTGGCCTTGTCCTCGGGGACCAGGCGCTGGGTGCCGGACATGAGGGCGCCGATCGTGCCGTGTGCCACGCCGGACTTGGCGGCGAGTTCGCGGCTGGTGACGGCTTCACCGGTGCCGGTGCGCTCCATCAGGAGCTTGAGTCGGTCGTTGCTGACGACCGCGTACGGGATGGGCGGGGCTTCGTTCACGTTCACCTCGCGGAATGCTTTGTTCATCGCACTGAATGTCGATGGATGGAGCATTCCATGGGCTGAACGGTTTGTCTAGTCGGCTGAACACTGGGGGCGTGCGGCTGTAATCAGTCAATGACCCCGCGCGACCTGGCGTGATCGGCTCACGTACTGAACAATCCGTCCAGTGAGTGAAATGAACGACTCGGCTGACCTGCCCGTATGTCCCAACGGGCTGCACAGACCCTGAACGACCCGTGAATACCTCCGACCACAGGAGTGGCAGGATGACCCCCATGGCTCCCAACGACACGCCACCGAGCGGAACGGCACATGACTCTGAACAGCGCACTCAGTTCGCGGACCTCATTCGCGCGCGTCGAGCCGAGCTGAATGAGGGTCTGAACGCTTTCGCCGAGAGGGCTGTTGACCCCGTTTCAGGGGTGCGGGTGAAGCGTGGCTGGATCTACCGCCTGGAAACGGGGCAGCCGGTCACGCCGCCCGCTTTTGAGGAGTTGCGCGCGCTCGCGGAGGCCTGTGGGCTGCCCGTGGAGGCGCTGCAGGATGCGGCCGGCAGCCAGTTTCACGGGGTTGACCCGCTCAGCGGTGGATCGTCCGAAGCAACCGCGTACGTACGCAAGTTGGACCGGTTGCCGGCGGACCAGCGGGAGCGACTCCTCCGGCTGATTGACACATTGGTGCCTCCGGATTCCCCCGAATGAGGAAAGTATTCCCCCTTGCGTCACACCGGGTGACAGGTGTGAACGGCCTGTAGACCTCTGTTACTGGTGATGCGATCATGTGCGGACCTGCGGGCCGTAACACATTGGTCCAGGATGTCACTCGAACGTGTGACCGAGGAACGGGGAGGCTGCATGGAGGCAGGGCGCGGTTCAAGACAGCGAGTTTGGTACTTCTTCAGCGACGACTTGCCCGAGGACGAGATCTTCATGCCCATACGTAACGAGCATGGGCTGGCGTTCGCCGTACGTCCCAACAGCGGAATGGATCAGGCGATGCTGGACCGACTCAACGAAGCCGCAGATCATGTAATAAGCGTGGGTCTCGCACAGCTGAACATCAGCCAGGGCAAGCCCCCTGAGTGAGAGGAGCGTCCCATGCCGTCAGCACGCCGGGCAGGCAGCATCTACCGACGCTGCGAGTGCCGCGGCGAGGACGGCAAACTGCTGGGCACCTCGTGCCCCAAGCTGAAGCGCAAGAACCACGGCACCGTCGCGGTCCGCCAGGAACTACCGCCGGATGCCGAGGGGAAGCGTAGAACGTGGAGACGCACCGGATACGGCAGCGTCGCGGAGGCCCAGGGCGACCTCTCCCGCCTGCAGGCCATTCTTGACCTCCCCGGTGACGATCCTGCTGAACAGCAGCGCGTGGGCGATCTACTCGTCGACATCGCCCGGCGCCGAGCTGACATCCCACAAGCCTCCGAGGTCCAGCGACGCCTGGGCGTGGGCGTCCCGCTCGACGGTCAGACCACCATGGCCGACTGGCTGGACCGGTGGATGGCCGGGAAGAAGACTCGGAGCACGACGACCGCGGGCTATCGCTCGCACATCAAGGTTCACCTGAGGCCACGCATTGGGCACTACCGCTTGGACCGACTGAACGTCGGCCATGTCCAGGAGATGTTCGACGCCATCGCCGATGAGTCGGACACGATCCGTGCGGAGAACACGGCCCGCCGAGAGCAAGAGGCACGCTCTAAGTGGTCCAAGCCTGGGCGGCCACCGGCGAAGGAGCGAGAGCGCCTAGCTGTTGAGCGCGAGCGCCTGGCCGCAATGAAGCCGTACCGGAAGGCCAATGGCCCGGCCACGCGGCACGCCATCCGCCGGACCCTACGCACGGCGCTGAACGCGGCGATCGCTCAGCAGCTCATCACCTTCAATGCGGCGAAGCACGTCGAACTCGGCTCCAGCGCGCGCCCCAAGGGACTGCTGTGGACGGCCGAAAGAGTCGCGCGGTGGCGGGAGTCGGGTGTGGCTCCCAGCCCGGTGATGGTCTGGAGCCCGGAGCAGCTGGGCGCGTTCCTCGACGCAGCCGAGGACCACTGGCTGTACGCCTTCTTCCACTTGGTCGCCCACCACGGCCTGCGCCGTGGTGAGGGTGTGGGCGCGGACTGGTCACACGTGCACCTGGACACGGACCCGCCGCGCATCGACGTTCTGACAGAGATCGTGGTGGACGGCTGGACGCCGATCGAGACCGCACCCAAGACGGACTCCTCCATGGCGTCGGTGGTGCTCGACCGGGAGACCGTGACCGTGCTGCGCGAGCACCGCACCCGTCAGGACGCCAAGCGTGCCGCACGGATGAAGGCCGGGAAGTCGTGGGCCGACACCGGCAAGGTCTTCACCACCGACGACGGTAGCTGGCTGCACCCCGACGTCGTCAGCAAGGAGTTCAAGCGGATCGTGGCGGCGGCCGGCCTGCCACCCCTCAACCTGCGCGACCTCCGGCACGGCGCGGCCGCGCTGGTGAAGGCTGGCGGCGGCGACATCGACGACGCGAGCAAGAAGCTGCGGCACTCCACGATCGTGCTGACCGCCGACACCTACATGGCGCTGTTCCAGGAGTACGAGCAGGACCTGACGGAGCGCGCGGCGGCCGCCGTGCCGCGCGCTCGGCGCGGGCGTGGAGCGGCCCCTGGTGCGAGCGTTGTGCCGCACCAGGGGCCGGGCTCAGCGACGCAGCCAGCAGACGCTGATGATGATGACTCCACGGTACGGGCCAGCACTGACAAAAGGGAGCCCACGGCGTAG